CTTACTCTATCCACCGCATCCTTATTTAAGAACTCTGGTAAGATAGCTAACCCATCATCGAAATCTAGTATACGCAAATTATAACCTGCGTTTGCTAAAGTTGCTAGTGTTGCAGTTTTACCTGACCCACTATCTCCGACGAGAAGTAACTTAGTTACATCCACTGATGTATGATTTCTAATACTTGCCATATTTTATCTCCTATATTGTAATAATAGCACACTGACAAAATTTGTCAATAACTATTTTGAGTTTGGTACTAGATTTCCTTCAGCATCCAACTTACTTGGAAGCAAAGGGTTGTAGTCTTTTGTATGGTAATAAGAATTAAAAGATACTGATCTTCTGCAACCCTTACCACGAAATGGATACACTTGATGTAATAACCAAGAAGGAAACATATACATGTGTCCAACTGTTGGTTTTATTCTCATATGTGTAGGTGTGTGACCAGCATCTCTGCCATCTATAAATTCTAAATAACCTGCATAATCTTTTTCTTCATCTTTAATAATTGATTCTGGTACTTGCGTAAACAATACTGAAGATAATAGTCCGTCATGTTTATGTATGGGATTAAAATCACCTGCCACTTGTTCATTCATCCAAGCACCTGTAACAACATATTTTGTTATGTTTGTTTTATTAATCATGTTTTGGCAATAAGCGGCACCTATATTACTAAAGAATTGTAATAAGTTTACACCCCATTCAGTTTTTGTTTGTTCTAAGAATTCATGGGTAATTCTTATTTCTGTTTTTAAATTACCTGCTAAATCTTTTGAATGGTCAAGTTCTTTTAATAACTTTTCATCTGCCAAAGCCATGTCCATATATACATTAAGCTTATCAATGTATTCATCTGGTACTTTAACTTCTAGTACTAAAGGCGAAAAAGGAAAGTGTGCCTTAGCATTAATCTTTATTTGTTCTGTCATGTTTCTCCTGTTTTTTAAATAAATCTTCTGCATGAATTAGTTCACCTTTTTTATGTAGGCTTTCATGCACTTGCCTATCAAAATCTTCATTGAGTAATGTAGTTCTATGTTCTGGCGATTCGCCACACACTTCTCTAAACTTACAGCCACCATAGTTACCACATGCCGTAAAGTTTGCAGGGTAGTAACCTGCATCCCAAAAAGAATCAGCAACAGATAATGAATACTGTGCATCCATATACCACTCATCAACTGAACTCTTTGATACATTAAATACTGTACGATTAAATCTACAAAAGTTTGCACCTGTTTGTACTGCTTCAATAATAAAACCTTTGACAGGTAATCCCATTATTTCACGAGCCGCCCATAAGTATGCATACACTTGATTGTTTGGTCTGTACATTTTAAAGTACTGCTCACTCAAAGCCGCTTTGGTTGTCTTTGTATCACACAAATATAATTCACCTGCAAATAAAACTATCTTATCTATACGACCAGAGAATCTATGCTTACCAAAAGGTACTTCAAATCTTGTCTCGAGACAGGGGGCACCATCTGGCATTTTAGCTATTCCAATGGTGTCATCCCAATATTCTTCTGCCCTCCACACTATTGCCCTGAGAGCCGCTTCTAATCCTCTTGCCTTATCCTCTGCACTTTGTAAATCTTCTCCATAATTTTCTAACACATACTTGATAGCTTTCTCTACAGATTTTTCTTTGCTTTCATTGTTAAATTTTCCTGTATCAAGTATTTCAAAACCGTCGTGTACTGCTGACCCAAACCCTGTTACTGTACCATATGATTTCATCTTGTAACCATTTAGGTTTGTAAGATTATATAATCGTGGGCAAGCTAGGAAAGATGAAAGACTAGATGTATCCCATACATTCTGTCTAGGTTTGCCGTCTTCATATACATACTTTGGTAACTTAACTGAGTCTAATAATTCCATTATACATCCTTAATCAGTACATCAAGTATACTGCCTTGTGTTACAGGCTCGGGTGTCTTTACCTTTGCCGTCTTGCTCGTAATTCTTTTACCTGCTTTTTCTGCTGACCTAATGTTCTCACGAGTTTTTTGTAGATAAGATATTACTGTCTGTATCTCGCTCTCATTTTGTGCAAGTTCATTAGGGTCTTTCTCTAATAGTTCTGTTGGTATAACCAACTCATCATCTTTTTTTGGCATAGATAGCCTCCTTTAATTCATCCCATAAATATGTAAAAGCCATGAGTCTGCTATCTTCAGATGTAAAATCATAATTGTCTTCTACTTTATCCATGATGTTTATAATTATTTGCTTATCCATTAAATGTATTTCTTTTGGTTCTTTCATGTGCCCCCTTAAAATGCTATGTGTAAATCTCTTAACATATCTTCTTGTTCTTTTGTTACTTCTTGTATCTTATATACTTTCAATCCTCTCCCAGATAAATCAACATCATACATTTGTTTTAGCATTTTATCAGTAGAATCTTTTTCCATAGATAAACCTCTGGGAAATAATGCGTATTCAAAGTATTGATAGCCGTCATGTTTTACTACAAAAGTTGTTAATACATTTTTCATTCTGGGTCTGTACCTCCATAACTTCCATGTACATCTACATCAAATGTTTCAAAGCCTTGCTCTTGACCTTCGAGAGGTTCTACAGAACGAATGGCTACATCTGGTATTGTGACTAACCCCATTGTTAGTTTATCAGAGACATACTTTCTAGAAGTTTTATCAAATTTTATTTTGCCATTGGCAACTTTTTCCGCCGCTTGGTCTTTATCTTTGGCTTCAACAATCCAATGTTGTGTAAACATATGGCTAGTTGTTACATCATATTTCATTTGTTCTCCTTTGTTTTTTCTTTAGGTGCATTGGGTAATTCCAATACCATTTTTATTAAACCAAATACTTCTGCATATGGTCTCTTACTTAAATATTTTATTAATTCGTTTAGTTGTTCATCGGTAATATTTCTCATCACACACTCCTTTTCTATATCTTATCACACATAGATAATTTGTCAAGCTAAAAGTTTAACAAGATACCTACTGCGAATATAAACATGGCTATTGCATTTACTGTAAGCAACGCTCGGTCATGCCACATCCACCCCACTATGAACCAACCTGTTACTCCTGCTAAATGAAAGAATAGATTGAGTGGGGTAAACTCTACGGCTGTCATTACCATTCCCATAATCATAACAACACTCGCTGTCCATTTTACATACCAGGATGCTCCGTGGCTCGGGGTTATCTTCTTAAAAGTTTGGTTCATATTCTATTCCTTCGTCGTGTAATTTTTTGTACATTAGGTAGAGAGTCCTAGCCTCATGATAAGCTCTCCACCTGTCTTCAAATTCTGCGTCATACATTTTATCTGCCCAATACTTTAGTTGTGTTGGTACATGGTCAATGGATTGTTTTACTGATGTTGACATTGTATTCCCAATTCTCTATAGCGTCTAATTCATCTTCACCTCGCTCCCTCATGGCACGAGTGTCTTCATTTATAAGTGTACCAAAGCCACCTAAGTTACCCATAATAGTTTCAAAGATAGCCATAGTATTTTCGTTGCCTACATTTAAAAGAGACATACGAAGTCCTACTTCCATAAGTGCTGAATGTATCATACTCATAGGATACTTCTTGGATAGTTCTGCTATGGGTTCTTTTAAATCAGAACAACACTCTGCAAAAAGTTTGACATCTTCTTCTAGTTGTTTATCTTTCTTCTTCATAATAAGTCTCCCTCGTCGGTTAGCAATACCAATGGGTCTCTCTCAAGAGAAGAAGTAATAATTACTTCATTGGTATCTGATTCTGTGAAAGTGAGGTGGTCGTATTTGTTTTCATCTACTTCCACCTTATCTTTCATTTGTATCTTAAATGCTTTTATGTATCTAAGAAATCGCATCTTTAGTGCGAAAGGTTTGTCTGCTTTGACACAAACAAACGGCTCATCTTTTTCAGAATTATCTAAATGTTCTACGGCTTTTTCCAGAGCGATTGATAAATCTGTCGACTGCAATAGGTTGTGTGTCTTCGGATTGAACGGCATATTCCTCCTGTATATCTTCGTAATCGTTTGTGTCTTGTTCCAAATCGTCGTTGTGTTTTGAAACACTGCTATCTAAATGAATTTGGTATCCGTCTAATACGAAATCTCCATCTTCAAGTATATCTTCTTTATTTTCTATTTTGCGTTTGTAAGGT